GGTCGCTCCAATAGGAGCCCTGTGTTATTCGCCATACAAGTGCAAACTTGTATGGTTACTGGACTAGTGTCTCCACACTAGTACTGAGAGAGTCCCTGGTCCCGGCCAGGAACGCCTCACTTGCCTCTGCCGCGTTGCGGAAGTGCAAGTATGCATCGCCGGTGGTCAGACCCTCGCCGATGCGTCTCGATAGAATATTCGAGAAATGGAGTACCACCTTTGTTAAGGGGTCCCCCATCAGAACGCCCCTGTATAGGGTGACGCTCCGAACGTCGTCATATTCCTCATGACCGACTCTGCTCAACGGGCCAGTGCCCGTGAAGTAGACTTTTCTCGGCTTGTAGCAAGTCGCGAGAACGATTCCCATGAGAATGGGTGGTATTCCACACTTTCTCATCCACTTCAGAGATATACATCTCGCGAAGCGGTGTACCATGCGGTCAGTGGCCTCCTGGTAATCTGTACTGCAGAGATATACGTCCTGCCAGTACTGGACTCGGTCAATGTGATCATTGAACGTGTCTTCCACTCTCCTCTTACGGTCTTCCGTAAAGAGGAGGTCAAACATCTCTTCCGAGGTCATGTCCTTGAAGAGATTCCATCCGTGGTGGGATTTGCCCATCCCGGATGCCGAACTCTTGAATCCCTTTTTTAAGGGATAAGAGCAAATCTTGGAGACCGTGTCTAACACGATCTTCAATGCCGCGTGTCCTTTTGTAACGACACGGGCCTTACTGGGTTCCTTGACAACGGTCAAGAAAACCTTCCTGAGTTCCTCCTCCGGTGTGTGGAGGACCTCATCCAGGCACGCGTAGAAAACTGCGGTGCCGATAGACTCAAACTTGTCCTTTGACAAGTATTGAGTAACTTTCCCTGTATCCATATCATATATGGGTACAGGCATGTCGTCATACTTAGACATTAGGTCTAAGATGGCCTGGGCGGTTCCGCCCTCTCTCCTGTTGGCTTCCCAACAGGCAGAGCCTGTCACCGTGACACGAGCTTTCGTGTCAAGGCCTGTGAAGATGTGATCCGGAAGCTCCGACATCACATCGTCCATCGCAGTCGCAAACAAGGCGTACTGCGTTGGCGTAATCTCCGGCGGTTGAGAGTCAACCGACCGGAGGAACTTCCTCTTTGATCGTAAGACGACCAAGGGAGGTGGGGTCCCAGATCCGCGCGTCTGGGACAAGGTTCCTGCCAGGTATAGCCTGGAGAAACCCTCATGCCTTACGGCCCTGTTCCAAACAGGTCGTAGGAAGGACTGCACCCATCGAGGGATGGAGTCCAGGCTGGAAATTCCCTCCAGCGGTTCATCCAGGTGGATCACCTGTTTGAACAACTTACGAGCTCTCTTGAGATCCTCGTAATGCGTGACTTGCTCGTCTAGCGAGTAGTCAGTCAGCTCACCATCGAAGAATTCGTCGGTGATCAGGACCGATATAGCTTGCACTATATAGCGGTCGTACTTTTCCCATGTCCAGATTTCTTCTGGATATGAGAGATACCGTTGTAGGAATAGTCCGTCAACGGTTTTAAGGAGCTCTAGCAGGCGTTGCGCCCGGTAGACCTCATTGCGGTTTGACGAATAGTCGGCAAACTTCGCAACCTCGTCCTTTGTCCACAAAGGGTCGGGTTTTCCTCTAACGAAGAATGAGATTCTCCGGAAGAGTTGATTAGCGAAATTCCTTAGGGAAGTATCGCCTGCCTGATGGCGCGCTACTTGGATCCAATGACCCCAGTGCGTATGATTAAAGAGAAGAAACATCTTCTCTTTATGAGAATGTATCTTCGTAAAGAAGGTAACATTCTTTCGGTCAGACCCGCAGAGTGCGGGACTGATCTTGTCTTGCAGCCGGTGGCAACCACCGGGCCAGACGTTAATCTTCGGCTTCTCAGCCATGTACTGAGAAGCGAATGCATACCCTGCGAGGACCCTGAAAGGGTCCTCGTAGATATCCCGACTATCAGTTGCCTGTAGTTGGGGTACATCGTCGTCGCCGTCATCGGACGGCGCGTCGAGAGACGCTTGATGGGACCAATGTTCCACCAGGTCGGAAATGGAGGCGCCGGAATTGTCCAGCGTCTTCATGAAGAATCCATCCTCTTCGAGGAATGGTTCCACTTCCTTCGATAGGCGGCTACCCGCCTTTCGAAGCGTGAGACAACTTGGTATCTGCTTCAGATACAAGTTGTGAGTCCCAGTAACGTAGTTCTGGAGACTCGGAGGAACGATATTCGTCTTAGAACGCCTATCGTAATACAGCTTACATTCCTCAATGGAGGAGTAAGCCGAAGATGATGAGATCACATGATAGTGATCAAGAATCATTGTACC